CTCCATATGCAATTCATGCATATCCTTCAATAATGGATGAATATCATGTAATACATTACCTTCTTCTGTTTGAGTGAACTTAAACAACCAAGACTTATTGTGCACATTGCTTGGCCGCTCAAGTTGAAGAGGATAACCTTCAGATGTATGAAGTTCTAATCTTTTACATTCATCCATTCCAGGTATTCCACCAAAAATTTGCTGATCACTTAATGTATCCTTGATTTGTTTTCCAACAAGGATTGGCTTCACTACAGCTAATATCTTCTCCTCAAAATCTTCTTTGGCTCTTTCTAAAACTCTAGTCTTAAATGGAATAGGTGGATTTCCATGTTTCGACACGCCATAAGATAATGGAGTTTTCTCAAAATTCTTAGCTCTCGGATCTCGTTGAGAAAGAATTGCTGGTTCCTTGAGGACAGGTCTTAGTTGTCCATGCATAAGAGTTTTCTCAAATTGAGTTTTTGGAGAAATTCTTATGGTTAATTCTCTTGGAATACATCCTATTGGAGCAAACAAACCATCTAGATTAACCATACTTTCCTTTTCATCAATACCAAACTGTGGTTCATATAATTTTGGTTCTTTCTCAAAAACATCAAAATACTCCTTAAAAATAGGTTCAGCAAATCCTTCTTGTGTTTTGCTTCCAGCCATATGCAATCCCAAAATCTTAAAAGATGGTTTCTCACGGAACAAAACTGACCCACACATACCCTCACCAGACACTGGATAACGATAACACGCAGGTAACAGAAATTCCTCTGAAACTCTACTCTTGTTCACTAAAATGTCAGATGCTATTCCTACTTGCACAGGAATAACAGTCGAAACTCCATTGATTGATTTTACGACACTACATTCTCCTGGAGCTATTGTCTCATGATCTTTAACAGTAGCAATGTGAACTCGAATATCTCTAAAACTAGGAACTGTTTTAGGCAGAATTAAAATCGCCAAAGAATTCTTTTCATTATCATAAACAAACTTACACTCAGAGAAATTAATCACTAATTCACCTCGTTTTGCTATATTGATGGTAAAAGCAAAATCTTCATTTTCATCGTACAGCATACACATCTCTTCGAGCATATGACCTGGAATCAAAATTTTTGTTCCACATAATGCAAGAAGATTGGCATGACTAATCTTTTGTAAATCATTCATGTAACTAATGGTTCCAGTATTTCGCTGGATTAACCTCAAACCATCACCGCCAGTTGCCATTTGCGGTTG